AGAAATGATTTCGGAATTCACCGACCCGCGAGCGCGAGTATTGAGCTCTATCGAGAGCATCTCAACGACCGCCGGCGAAGACGGACATCGATTCACCGCCAACACCGGCACTTCGTTTTATGACGCCATTTATCTTGCTATCGAAGAGATTGAAGGACTGTCAAAAACACAGAAACAAGTGATTGCTGGTGGTGCAGGATTGGCTGTTGGTGTACTTGAGGCGGCGGGAGGGGCGCTTGTTCAAGACTTGACTATGCAAATTGTCAAGAATGTCACTGCCAATGAGATTGGTAAGGCGGGGATTAAGCAACTCTTAGGTGAGTTTGCGAAAGATACTGCTCTGGGAGGCGGCATCAATGCTATGCAAACGGTCGCTGAACAGCTTGGTGAACAGATTGCGAAGGTTGCTGGGACTCGTGATCTGAAGACTATCTTGAATGACAACGGCGAGCGGATGAAGTTCGCTGGAGAGGTCGCACAAAGCTTCATTGACGGCCTCGTGTTAACAAGCATTCTTTCAGGGCCGTCTGCTGCCCTTCATGCAAGAGGATCAAGGACCGGCGATCAAATTGCGGCCACTCGAGCACAAGGCAATCAACAACGGCTTGATGACTTGATGACGAACGCTCAGGCGAGCTTGACTAAGGAACGGTCACCAGAGCAATTCGAGAACGTGCTTGCACGACAAAGCCCAGATCCAGTTCTCTTCCTTGACCCATCAATAGTTGTACAATTCAAAGACAAGTTCGGCTTCATTCCTAATCTCGAGGTGCAGATAGCTAATGCACAGCATCTTGGAACAGAGATACAGATCAACCAAAGCAAGCTTGTTGCTCATCTTGATCCAACGCTTTATCCACAGATTAGAGATGGAATCCGCTTCGGTTCGTCTGAGTTGAATCCAGCGGAGGCGCTTAAGGTTCAACAAGCTGAAGTGGCGCGACAACAGAAGGAAATGGAGAAAGCAGCTGCGATAAAGGCTGCGAATGAACCAGAAGTACTGACAGGAGAACAGTATATCCGAGAAGCAGGACCAAGCGGAATTGATACGGAGGCTGTTGCCACTGACGTGACTACAAGAGTGCAAACAGCATTGCAAGAGGGGAGGAAGGTTACTTATTGGCTTGGTGATAAAGAGATACCAATTACGAGTATTAAAGAAGGAATGATGGCTGATGCACAAGGGCAGAGATGGGGCATCATACCTTTGCTTGCAGCTGAAAAGGGGAAGAGGACTGAAGTCGTTATTGAGCCTAAGCCCATTCCACCAAAGGAGAATATTCCTGATCGAGACTTAATTAGGGAGATCTTTGGAATCGACTCGAAGGAAGTAGAGCCTGCGGTCAAGCAAGCTGTTACGGACGCTACAGAACAGCTCAACATCCCTCCAGCGGCTGCTGAGAAAGCACAAAGCTTGATCGACCGCTTCCTTGGTCGAAGACAGTTGCCGACTGCGGAACAGTTTGATGTTTGGGTCCAAAGAGAAAATCTTAAGAACTTGTTGATGATTAAGCGGAAGCCCTTACAAGAGGCGCAAGTGTCGCCGACGCCGGAGGCGCTTTCTGTAGACGCGAAGAAGATCTCAGAAGATACGAGTGGTCGACCACAGACACAAGATGCTTCAACAATCCAGCCGTCGCCGAAGGCGGACAGTGAAGTCAATCTTACTGTGGAGATTGGCAAGGCCGAGTCGAAGACACTGATCGACCATCTCCGGACTTTGATGGACTCAGAGCTTCCTGACAACATAGAGGAGGCCATTCTTGGTCGAGCCCTCTCCCGATCGCCAGGTAACAAAGCGGAGTTGCACAACTTCATTGACGAAGAAGCGAAGATCACGAATATTACTGACTCGAAAGCTATTGAAGCTATTAAAGCACAGGCTGATGCAGCGCTGGCGGCGCTCGGGACGCGTCTGATTAAGGAGAACACTGCGGCGGTTGTTAATGGACTGTCGGACAAGGATGCACAGCTGGCAGCAAGAGCAACGGCTCGGGCGCTTGATGAGTCTCGTTATGTGATGGCCTTCACTCCATTGTTTGAGAATGGAGAAGGCATGACTCCCGCAGGTAGAGCTGCGTATGAACAGCATATTCAAGATGTTCAGGCAGCAATGAGCGAGGCGGTTTTTGAGGCCGCTCGTGAAGTGACGGAGATGAAGGAGACGAAACGCTGGGCGGATCAAAAAGCGAAGATGAGGCCGGAGGCTGAAGAAGCGGTTGCCAATACTCCAGTGATCATCGCGGATGAGTACTTTAGGACCGGCCGTTCACGAGCGCTCGGCGATGAAGTGACTGATCTCCAGATGACGAGGCGGGATGTAGACTCGATCTTCACCGCCGAAGAACTGGAGGCGATGGGGATCAAGACCAAGTACTTGAGTAAGAGTGTGCTGATGCAAGGGATGAGATGGGCGAAAGAAGACTCGCCTAATGTCGGTTCGTCTGATATGTTCGCGGAGGCTTTTGGTTACTCGACTGGCACTGATATGATACTCGATTTGATGAGGTATCGGGCCGATCTCAAGAAGAACAAGGAAACGCACGAGCAACATTTCAATCGGCTGGTTGAAGAAGAGCTTAATCAACGGATGATGGACGAGCATGGTAATCTCCAAACCATCATTGACAATCAAGTTATTGGAGCCGCCTGGAACATCGCTCAAGAGCGGGTGCTCAAGAATGAACTTGACTCTTTGTCGACGATGACCGGCTCAGACTTAATTCAACTACCTGATATGAAGAAGATCGTCGACTCGAGTATGAGGGAGATGACGAATGCTCAAGCGACCGATACAAAGACCTTCCAACAGAATGCTGGACGGCATGGACGCTTGTCGAAAGAGGCTAAGGATGCGGGAGACTTGCTGACGGCCCTCAACGAGAAAAGACTCCAGATGCAGTCTGCGATGATGGCGAAGTGGGGACAAGAGCATAAGAGAGAAGTATTGCTTAGTCAACGTCTGGTTAACAAGGTGACGAACATTGCGAGAGCTAAGGACTTTGATCCTGACACTAACACGCGGATGCTCCAGCTAATCGCGATGTCAGGCCTTAATCCAGGCGCTCGTGGTTTGCGAGTTCTCGAGAAGGATATTGCCTCGCTTAAGGAGCCTGATCTTGGGAAGTGGATTCAGGATCGAAATGAGCTTAACAATGCAGATACAATCCCAACGCCGACTTACTTAGGACAAAAGGTTGAACGACTTGATGATCTAAGCAAGATGAATGTTGGGAACTTCAAAGAGTTCAATGACACGCTGCGGGCGATGGAGTTCGTTGGAAAGAATGAAAAGCTCGTTGGCGAGAAGGGACAACAGTTAGAGCTTGATCAAGTGCTTGATACAGTAAAGGCACAAGTGGCTGACTTGGCTGAAGCACGCGGTTATGAGAAGTATGGTGATCCCATCCAGCCAGAAAGAGGGATCGCTGCAAAGTGGCGCGGGTCGATCGCCAACCTGTTAAGAGTTGAGACGGTCACGATGAAGATTGATCGACTTGACCCTGACGGGATTATGAACAGAGTTTTGATTAAGCCACTCAAGCTTGCTCAAAAGTGGAAAAATGAGGTAACGGCTGATGTCGCGAAGTATCTGAAGACAGTGGATCATGGAGAGTGGGCTGGAGTTAAGGGGGCGAGAGTAGATACACTGAAGCGAACAGTCCCGAATGACTCGATCATAGCTCCGAATGGAAAGCCAAGGGAGTTTAGACGAGATGAAATGCTTATGGTGGCGCTTAATTGGGGGAACGCCCACAATCAAGATATGATGGCGAACTCACTAAACTCTGATAAGACGACGATAGGCTCTTGGCTTGCGAAGAATATGACGAAGGAGAATTGGGACTTCGTTCAAAACATCTGGGATATGTATGAGAAGAAACTGAACCCAATTAGAGATGGGGTGTATCAGCGGACTCGAGGGTTCGGGATGGAGTATCCTGAACCAGTCGGCTTCATTGACGCGCATGGAGTTAATCGAAAGGGCGGTTACTTCCCGATACTGAAGCTGAGAGAAGAAGGGATTGAAGGGCTGAAGTCGAGTGAAGTTGGTGGCTTGATTGACAACAGGGTTTTTGATCCACTGCCAGCCAACTCACACAGGCAAACTGCCAAAGAACAGCGAGAAGGCAAGAACATTTTGCTGACGCTGAATTTTGATGAGCTTCCGAACAGGATTAAGGAAGACATTCACGAGCTGACGCATAGGGAGGCGGTACAGAATGCAGCGAAGATAATCAATGATAAGAACTTTTATGATACTGTGTTTAAGGCTTTTGGCAAGGGTCAAGCTGATCTCTTCAAGCCTTGGCTTGCTGGAATGGCGAGCGATGGAGGGAGAGCAGATCTTGTCCAAGCGAACGCTTTCCGCTGGTGGATGGGGAAGCTACAGTCAAACACAATCTCGAATGTGATTGGCTTTAATCCGGGAACTATGCTTGTTCACAGTCCAACTGCGATGATGAACACTATCGGCGAAGCAGGGCTTGACACATTTAAGGCTATTAGACTGGCAGTTGGTGACTCTCAGCTAATGGATGCCTGGGGAACGATCTCGAGGTCGAAGAGTAATTGGGATCAGATGACGGGCTTTGCGCTTGAGAACTCAGCTGAGCTATCGACTCGTATGAAGGACAAGAAAAGGGACATTGCTTACTCGCTTGGGCAGTGGTCGAATTGGGAGTCATTCCAACACAACAGCGAGTATGCAGGACAACTGCAGATCGCTTACACAGATTATATGACGGCGACAGTTGCTTGGTGGGCCGGTTACTTAAAGGGTGAACGGGAAGGAATGAGTCATACTGATGCGGCGCTTTATGGAGATAAGCTCGTTCGTCTAGCTCATAACTCGTCGAATTTGATGGACAAATCACAGTTCAACATCGACAAGTCCCTCCGACCGTTCGCTCAGTTCTATGGCTTCTTCAACCACGTCGTCAACCAGCTCCATGTCAAAGGCTTCAAGGTTGCGGAAGATGTAAGAGATGTTAAACAAGCGTTTGCTGATCGAGCTGCGAAAGAGACAATGCAAACCTTCTCTGAGATGGGAAAGTCAATGGGAGGAGCAGGTTTCACTGCATTTTCGGCAGGGGTGTTTTATGTAGGAGCGCTTGCTTTTATCCACTCTTTGATTAGAGGTGAGCCACATAAGGATGATCCTTGGGGAGTGACGGCCGTTAAGGAGTTGGCAGGGTTAGGAACAACTTTCGTTCCATTCGTTAAAGAGGCTTCCTATGCTTTGCTTCATGGAGAGTACGCCAGAGCAAGTATTCCACTGACGGCGGCACTTGATGTTCCGAGAAGATGGATGCGGGATGTGAAGAAGTACGCGACGAAGATTGATGCAAGTAAGATGGAAACTTGGATACCACCACTCCAAACATCGTTCGAGCTTCTCGGAGTGTTTGCTGGAGTTAAGCTGACGTCGAAGCAGATGGGTCGATGGGCTGAAGAGGCGCAGCGGATACAAAGAGGGGAAGTGCCACCTCCGAGGAACTTCACGGAGTGGAGAAGGTTGATTGTTTATGGTCGCTCGACACCGATTGGCTCGAGGCGGAGTACAAGTGGGACGCGGCCGCTGACAGCAGATGAAATGCGTTACAGGTAAAGAGAGGGTTGGATAAACCATTTATCCAGCCATACCAGAGGTAGAAAAATGACCCTTGCCACTCAAGCATCAGCCGCCACCTACTTAGGGAATGGCGCGACAACTCAGTGGGCGTTCGACTTTCCGATAATGGACTTGAGTCATCTTCAACTCAAGACCAAAGACGCAACCGGAGCGCTGAACAACATCGCGCCTGCTGATTATCAGGTGGTGGGGATAGGCTCTCCGACTGGTGGCTACGTCGTCTATCCCCTTTCGGGCAACCCGGTTCCTCCCGGCTGGCGAGTCCGCGTTCAGCGCGTAGTCCCCCTTGTTCAACCAGTTGAGATCATCAATCAAGAAGCGTTTTATCCAGAGGTTATTGAAGCGGCGGCTGACTACGGTCGCTTCATTGATCAGCAGATGACACAGAGGCTCATTGATCTCGAAGCGAACGATAAGTGGGTTTAGAAGTCCTGTGGTTTGGGCAAGGGCTTGAATGCTCTGTGTCCACTAGGAGTGAGGATGTGCTCGACATGACCAGTTCGGACCATGAGCTGCATAAGCTTCTCGACGTTATGAGCAGGGACGCGCTCGCTCAAAAAGAGGGCTACCACACTCTCCATAACTGGTTGACCCGTCCGCCCATTCATCTTCCAAATAAAGTGCCAACAGTCTTGGAGCGCTTGAGAATCCCCACCCTTGAGCATGGCCCTAAAGATGTCGGGCATCAAAGCCTCAGCCTCGAGCAACCATCCGAGAGCCTCTTGATAATGCTGGATTTCTATCACCTGCGAAGCACCCCAGGCTACCGCGCACACCATGCACAACTTCAGGAGGTGGGCAGTTCTTCTGGGGATGTAGGAGGCCAGACGGGGATGGTCGGGAGTGGGGGGACCACCACTGAGTACCCAAGCTACCAAGGCGGTGGAAGCCTCTTTTGAGAAGACTAGTTCACCTCGCTGGTCGCCAATCAAGCGCAGGTCTTTTATGAGTCCAGTCAACTCGATCTTGGCTGGTGACTCGAAGGGATTGCGAGGCTCACTGATTCCACAGTAGACCATGATGTTTCTGGAGATAAAACCCTGATCCCAAGCACCCTCTGGCATGAATTTTCCGAGGTAAGAAGGGGTAGAGCCACACACCAGATTAAAAAAAGGCTTGGCGATTGTGATTGACAGCTCCTTTGTGCGTCGTTTCTCGCTATATGGAGTTCCGTCATAGATGTCGGTGAGAGTGGACATAAAGGCGTGCTCGTAAGCTGGGAGGAGAACGCCCATCTCGCTGATTGCTGCTGTGAGTGAGTTGTAGTCTTCATAGGGTCCAGGTCCAAACAGTTGTTTACGCTTTGCTCCATCAAGCTCATCAATAAATGAGGCTCGAGTTAACGAAGACGAGCCCTTGTGATGCTCTTGGAGAAAACCCCACAGCTGGTTAATGCGAGCAAGTATGATTGACTTGCCCACTCCTGGTGGCCCGATCAGCATGACGTAAAGGTTTGGGAATAAAGGTGTTCCCCTAGAGACTACCCATATCTTTCTTTCCATCGCTCCTGCGATCGCTGCTATTCCAGCCCACTTCCTAAAAATGTCTGGTGAGGCTGTTTCAGCGGTCTGTTCAACAAATAACTCTATCCACGATCTCCCACGGCCATTTTCCACTTTGCGAGTCCTTGAGGGTTTTCATTTGTTTTCGGAGCCCAATTATATCCAGTCTTTACCTCAGCAGGGATCATCAAAGTGCGATCCCCACGGAGCCTCACAGGGTACTCAAAGAGCTTCATCATCTGTGGTATAACGATTGCTTCATCTTTTTCAGGATACTGAAATAAGAGTGAATCATGGACTTGCAACAGCAACTGTACTTTGTTAGCGCGCCATACGTTCAGCATAATCCGGTTCAGGATTTCGACGGAGACGCTTTGTGGTTCGAATGCAACAGCTTCGCGCAACGTACCTTGGTCATTCCGCCTCCCGAAGAACCAGCGCCGCATCCCAAGCATCGTCGTCAACTGGCCTTTCATCTTCAGTTCGTCTTCGACCCACTGGTGCCACCTCTGGATCGCAATGAACTTCGTGAAGTACGCCGTCTGGAAGTCCTTGATAACTTTGACTGGCATCTGGGAGTGAAAAGCCATTGTCGCGGGCTGTCCCATGTAGTTGCTGCCGTGGCCAAGTCGCTTAGCCATGTACCGGAGGGAGTGCTGACGATAGTGTGGTCTTTCGGCAATCTCGCGGTCCTTATACTTATCTCCTGTCCAAGGTAGTGCTGGCATAATTCCTTTAGCAACTTCGGTATGGAGATCTCCTGACTCACAAGCATCGAGATATGCTCCATCGCCGAATAAGTTCCAACAGATTGCACCCACGACTCGAGACTCGGCTTGTTCGAGATCTATGTTTCCAAGCTTCATTCCTGGATCAGCTATAAAGACTCGTCGGAGGCCCTCCTCGATGTTCTGGAGATTTGTTCCAGTCTCGAGATCAGCCATTGAACTGGAGAAGCGTCCCGTTTCGGTCCCTGCGATATTGAAGCTTGTACGCATTCGATTGTCAGCGTCAATCCGAGTTTTAAGAACTGAGATCTTCTTTTGTATATCTCTAAGAATAAGAATGTGGTTGACGATGGGCTGAGCGACGAAGTAGTTCGTAAGCTTCTCAAGTGCGCCCCTGTTGACTGTCGGAACCATCTCACCAGACGTTCCTCGTCTGCGGATAGGGGGTATACAGAGTACGCCATAGAACAGCTCCATCAGTTGCTTTGGAGAGGACCACTTGCAAGTTGTGCCGATCCCCACTTCGAGGATCACATCAAGTTGGTCACTCAAGCGTTTGACCCGCTTCTCATAGTCGATGATGAGGCGGTCACGCTCAGTTATATCAACCAAGACACCACGAAGGTTCATCTCCAGCACAGGTGCTTGCAACGCGAAGCGAAGGTTATACGTCTCTCGAGTTACGTCATCAAGCTGCTCCTGTAGGATCGAGCTGATCTCATGAGTGACACAACAGTCGAGTCCGTTGTAGACCCACTGTTTTTCCATCTCTCCCATATGAGGGGAAATGTGTTCAGTCTGAACGATTTTCATTTCCTATCTCCACATACATCTTGTCAAAGTCATTTTTGCTGATAGCATGAGGTATTCCGTTGTAGCCACACAAGATCCAATCACCCTTAAAGACGGTACGAGTTGATCCATAAGAGGTTCGAAGGACTGTTGAGTTTGGATAGACGACAGCCCACTCGAACTCGATGGCACGCTTGAACCAATCAGGTTGTGGGTCACGGCCGAGCTGGAACGCATCGACCTCAAGCTGTCGGGGGCGGAACTTCACAGGCCTAACTCCTCAAGGTCGATTGGTTGACGAAGTGGCTTCGCCACCTTCTCTCGTGATTTCTGCTTCTGGATGTAGTCAGGCCAAGCAATAACATCTGGTGGATTAGGGAGTTGATACCCATGCATTATCTCACCAAGAGGCTTCTGCCAATAAGGATAAGCTCGCCATCCTATTGAGGTGATGAACCAAGGGCCAGGGTCACTCTCAGTCCCATCCATCGACTCAGCTATGTCGTAGGTCGGCTTGCCACGAACGAGATGTGCGATCAAGTAGATCATTTCTCCCTCTTCTCCAGTATCTTATCACTTTGTCTCATTAGCTTCCACGACGCCTCGTTCGTATAAACTGAGCCAAGAAAGCCCAGACCTTTCCGAGACTCCGGCTGAAGCGCATGATGGAGGAGCATTGTGTCTGTAGTGTAATTGGTTGGAGTTGCTCCGAGCTTTCTCCACAGAAAGTGGATGTCGAAGATACCGTTATGCGCTGTCTTCGTGGCGGGCAAGTGTAGGATGTTCTTGACCCACTGCCAAGCTTGCACTTCGTCGGTGGCTGACCAATAACTCCATCCATTCTTTCTGTAATCGACGAAAGGGATGCAAACAGCGATCTTTTCAGAAGGCGCGAAGCCGATGCAGGTGATCTCGTTAAACGCCGTCTCAATGTCAAAGGCGATCTCCTTCGCCCCTTGTAAGTAAGTCCGATAAAAGAGGGCTATGTCTTGAAGGCTTTCGACGATCCAGACTTCTCTCTTAGGTCGTCTAACTTCTGGGAAACGGGACTCTCGTCGGGCTTTGATGAAGTCTGCGACGACGGTTGGACGGAGTTCCCATTGTCTGAGTACAGCTGCTGGGTGAAAGGTTGGGAGGACTTTTTGTCCGAGGCCATTTCCTTGGGAAGAAAAGGATGCCTCCTGAACTGTTCCTCGGAACTTACTGATTCCGGTGGCGTTGAGAAGGAACCACGCGGCAGTGTTTCCGAGGGCCAAAACGAGATTTGGTTTAACGCTCCGCAACTCGCGCAGCACACGGTCAAGTTCAGGTGCATAGTCGGCTTTGATGCTCTTCCCTTTACTGATGGGGCCGTAGCCGTTGACGCTAGGAGTCCCGCAAAGGTTTTCAATGTTATTCTCCTTTGGTCTGAGGTTAAAGACATTGGAGAGGTAACAGTCACGCCGACTGATACCGGCCTCGTCGAGCATTCTCGTCAGTTCGTAACCGCTTGGTCCTACGAAGGGGGCACGAGCACGCTCCTCATGCTCGCCCCACGCCTCGCCTAAGATGAAGATCTCACCATACATCAGTTCACCGCTCCAGTAAAGTCCGTGTGCATCATCTCCTCGTCAGCGAGGAACTGAAGAACGTGCTCCATTGTCCCGAACTTCTCGAAGCAACAGACAACTGAGCCAATCGTCGGCAAGTCACCCACAAAGATAACTCGCTTACCTGAAGTGAACGCAATCCCCGCCTCGAAACAAGAGCCACGCATAGAGTCACCTGGCTCAACATACAGTATCAACACATCAGACAAGAGAACATCTTTGACATTGTTCTCCCAAGACTCTTTAACGACTTGAGCTGACGCCTTTGGCTCTCCATCTTTAAGAAAGTCGATCCAAGACGAAACAATTACCACTCTCGGAAACAGTTGTTCACGCAACTTAATCCAACGCCTGGCATACTTGATGTCGGAGGCGATGTAGACTCTCATTCCATTGTGTCCTCTGTTAGAGCTTTGTTGGCATCACGCGCGAACTGTTCGTTAATCTCGAGTCCCATAATGCGGGTAGCACCCAAGCGTTTTGCTGCACGGAGAGCTGAACCGGAACCGGCTGTAGGATCGAGCATTGCCGTGTGGCCGTCAACGAGCATCTTGAAGAAGTGAGTTAGCATTGTGACTGGCTTCTCACTCATGTGACGATCTGAGACCGTCGATGCAGAGAAGAGGTTGCTTGCGATCTTGACGATCGGGTGATCGCCTCTCGAGCAAAAGAACGCTGTTTCGTAAACTCGACGAGCCATGTGCTGTGGACGAGGAGCGTTGCCAGCGTTGTCGCTCTTGTGCCAAACAAGCGGATAAGCATCGACGAAGAACTCTGAGGAAAGAAGCTCGAATGTCTCGTGGTAGTGGGTCATCGAGAACCAGAACAGCAAGTGGCCACTATCACTCATGATCTTATCAAGGTTGCCAAGGAGACACTTGATTAACTCGATGTAGTTCTCTTTGGTGTCTTCGTAGTCTCCGTGAACGTGGCCTCCAACAAAGGCTGAGCCGAACTTGTGAGCGTTGATGCCATAAGGAAAGTCACAGTGGATGAAGTTGAACAACGGCCCTCGGTACTCTGGAGCCCACTTTAGAAAGCTAGTGTTCAGGATCGTGTCTTTCGGCCGTTCCGGCTCGACAAGATCAAGTATCTTATCTAACTCAGCGGCGGCCTTTCGTTCAGCAGTTCGTCGAGTCATGTTAACCGCTGTAGTGTAGCGAGGCGCTGCGTGGATCATCGACTTCGGGTCCGCCAGTTCTTTGGCGACAGTGATCCGCGCCGACGCTTCCGGCTGTGTGAGTCCGAGCGCCTCCGCGGTGTCTTCGAGCGTCCATTTAGCTTCTTCATTCGCCCTCAGTTGATGATACTCTTGTACGGCCCTGCACTCATCTTGCCACGGCAGTTCCCGGCGCTTCACGTTTTCTTCGAGTTCGATGGCGTGAAGCAGATAAGCGTCGCACTCGTCTTGGAACTGGATGGTGACGTGGCTCCAGCCAAGTGACTTAACCGCGGTAAGCCGACGCTCACCGGAGACAAGAACAAGATCTCTCGTGACAACGAGAGGATGGATTAAGCCGAGTCGTCTGATCGAGTCAGCAAGAACGTCAACGTCCTCGAGATCGCTCCGTTGGCGCTCATCGCGGTTGACTATGATTGCTGATGTAGAGACTGACTGGAATTGGGCAGAAGTCATTTGACTCTCCTGTGAGGAAGGGCCGGAGCCAAATGCAAGACCTGCTGGCTCCGGCCCGACTTAATTAAGCTAAACGCGCTTTACGCCTACGATGCAACGCTACAAGACCGCCGATACCTGCGATCAGCAAGGGAAACCCAGAGCCAACAGCAGGAAGTGGAACTGCCGCCACTTGCGGGATGAGGAAGAAGCTATCAGGTCCATCGTTTGCGTTAGTGATACGCGCGAAGAACATAATCTGATCCCCAGCACTGACGCCAGCCAAAGAGAGTCCATTGATCGTGTAGTCAGGAAAGCCGGTCCCGTTGTTAAGCGGACTGATGTCGTAACCACCTGGCGGCCGGAAGACTGCCAGGACCGTGTGGGTCGAGAGGTTCAGAAACCAGAAGCTTTCCAGGATCTGAGCATCCGTCCCCGCTTGGTTGCTATCCACTCCGATGCTGAAGCCGTTAAAGCCGCCGATAGCATTGAGCAGTGGAGAGTTGGCTGTGAGAGTATAGCCAGTCGTACCAGCGAACTGGTCTTGGGCTAGTCCAGACCCACCACCACCAGGAACGACAGCCGTAGAAAAATAACTGACTGTGTTCTGTGCTCCGTTGTTGTGGAAGTCGTTATAGCCGAAGCCAGCTGGTTGCTGGGGCTGAGTTGCACCGCAGATGATGCAGGGCAGGTTCGTGACTTGCTGACCAGGAGCGGTTGGAGTGATCGTTAGGTTAGCTGCTCCATCCGTGATCCAAGGCGTTGGGTCAAGGCCGAGGTTTACTGTGGTAGCTTGTGCGCCGCTGGCTAAGGCGCAAAGCACTGTCGTAGCCAGCAAAAGCTTTCGCATAGGCTTAGTCTCCTCTGGGTGGGAAAAAAGAGACGAGGGCTTGTTAGGCCCCCGCCTCCTACTAATCAAACCTTGGCGGTCTGACTAATTTCGCTGTAAACAACCGAGCCGTCCTTTGCAGGGCGGTGACGGATAGTGATGATGACCTGACGACCAGGTGCCTCGTTAATGAGCTGAGACAACCGCTTCGCTCCGCCTTCATCGTCGATCCCGAGATCATCGACCAAGAACTTCTTGGCCCTCCACAGCGAGTCCTCAGTCAAGAACACTCTGTGACGGATTGACTTGCCGTTGATCCCACCGGCCTCCATCAAGGCCAGCTTATCCACGTCTTCCCTCTCACTCAAAAAGCGGAGGGTAAAGTCCACGCATTGAGTCTGATTCTCTCCCACCTTCTCAAACTTAGGAAGGCCCTCAACAAGTGCGACGTAGCTGCCGACTGGATAAGGCTTCGGTCGATCAATCTCACTCATAGGCTTGTTCAAGATGTCTTGAAAGTCTGTCATTTGTTGATCCTCTATTTTGCAAGTTTCACTACGTTGGAAGCACCCTGGACGGTTCGGAAGAACGTGACCAGGGCTTGGTCGATCGGGAGCGTCTCAGCCAACTCGAACGAGGCCGGATTCTTCAGATCGATCAAGGGGGTGGAGACAGTCCTCATCGAACGCTTGATGGACTGTCCGGAGCCAGACGACTCGACTAAGGCAACTGAGTTGAAGTAAGGTGCGATCTTCGGCGAAAGGGCTTGCCCTACTGCGATCGGAAAGCCTTTCGTCGTGCCGTCTGGCCGATTGAGAAAGGTCATGTGAGCAATGACGATCACGTTGGGCTTGAATGACTCAGCCGTCAACATGGCTAAGGTGTGTTCGATGGACTCTTGAGCGGAGTAGAAGATGGCTCGCTTATCTTTTGCTCCGGGGTTGAGAAAGTGGGCGTAGTTGAAGGCTGCTTGAGAAAAGAAAGTAAGAGAGTCAATGACGAGAACCGTATCGGTCGGCCACTGACTCGGTTTACCCAACTCTCCCCACTTATCGAGTAGCTGCATAGCCGTGATAAAAGCTTTTGGCGCTCCGTCGAGCACAACCCCAGCGCCAGAACCCTTGTACTGGTCGCGGAGTGTTTCAAACGAGACATTCTGAGCCTTATCAGGGCATCTTCGGCGGACTTGTGAGACAAGGGAGTCGAGCCCGTTGTCGAAGTCGAGGATGCGGAGCTTGTATCCGGCTTCGACGAGTGAAGCGAGAGAGGAGGTTTTTCCTGCACCGGAGTCTCCAATCATTAAGAGCTTGGTTGTTGTTGTGCTGACGTGCTTGTCAAGGCTGGGCATATTTTCCTCTCTTTATGTATATCATTGCTATTCGTACTCGACGACCGAAAGTTCGTATTCTGTTCATTGCTGCTGTCTCACTCCCACCACAGCGGCCGGCAATTGCTCTTAACGACAGTCCTTCCGCTCGTAGAAGCCAGGCATGTTCTTTCATAGCCATCTCATATGGTGGCCTCTCATTAGGAGGCCTAAGCATTCTTAGCCCCCTCACTTGGGTTCCACCTCCTCTTCTCGAAGTCGCTGTTCAAGAAGGTCTCACGAACGCTCGGGTCTTTGCTACAGATCCGCTTGTAGTTGCAAAGCATACAGGCCTTGTCATTCATAGGC